GCGACAACTTGGAAACGATATCTCATGGAACCCCTCCAATACCCAAACGGCAAAGTCGCAAAGGCAGAGGGAGTTAGGTGGAACTCGTCCGGTCCAGAATTGAAAACGTCATAGACTACTGGTGTTACTGCCACTGAGAATAAGTGGTCTCCTGCAGCGCTATCTATTTGCCAGCCAAAGGCTGTCAGAAAAGATTCGCGCATGGAGATAGATCTGATCGCCATCTCATCCGTATCGGAGAGACCGACGACTCGTGGATCTACAGTAGTTTCCTGCTTCACATCAAGAGTTAACTTGGTTGAAGTGTCTAGGACGTTTGTGTTGGCTAGGTTACCTACAGGCATTGCTGCAAATTTCATTGGTCTTTCGACGTCGATAGGACGTGAATAACCAAATACCGAAGCTATGGAGGCCATCGCGTTTGCGGCCATTTCCGTTGCTCGGGCATAAGCTGAAATTGCAGGTATGTTAGCAAGTGCTCCAGCCGCCTTGGCGACAATTGCTGCAGGGCGAGAAATAATTCCTGAGTACTCATCGGACTGAGGAATGAAATCTCCCAACTGCGGAACAATGTCTGCCGGGTCGAACTGTGTGGGTACGTCCAGGGTGACTTCCTCTGCCCACGCGAAGACGGATACAGTGATTGCATCACTTGCTCCGTTAGCGTGTTTCAGGGGCGTCAATTCTCGGACTGACATGCGGCCCATGCGGTTCCATTGTCCCGCAGTGACACTTAGTGCATTGTAGTACCACACAAAAGGAAGGACGAGAGTCCCTCCTTGGTTGGAAGTCGGGTCTAAGTAGACATGTGGTCTCTGACTCGCTGCAATGTTGTCCTGCACAACCAATCCTCTGTCTCTCGTGACTTCGTCATAATCGACAAGAGGTTTGTAGTTAGCTAGGAGTCTCCCATAGTAGAAACCATTACCATTAATCATGAACTTTACGTGCAGTTTGCATCGCATAAGATTGTAATTTGTGATACGGTTAATTACTCTGGGATTGGTGAAAAAGTCTGACCAAGGATTGAAATCCTCGAAAAGCGGAATTGCATTCCCAGGTATCCACGAGAACTCACGAATGAGTAGTGGACGCATGAAGAAAGATTCCAGCGACGTATCAGACTTAGCCGCCACATTGAATGTCGAGTCAGGTTGACTGTCGACCGTGTAGACCCAATCTTGGGTTTGGTCGGAGAACGAAACAGTTTGATGTTTATTCTCCAGGTTTTCTGTAGATATTCTTACGTTGAAAGGACTGGTAAACCTACTATGAAGTGTATGTGGTCGGTTTATACCACACCACTGTGCTGAACGGTACCCGGGCAAGGTAGTACTCACGAGGGAGTGCCCTAGATCCGGAAGCCTCAGGAGATAGTGTTGACAGCTAACATTTTCTCCCTGGTATCCATACCGGAAATCCTATTTTCAACGTTTGGCCGCATAGGTGCGGCCAGAGGGATAAGTTTAACGTCATTCCAAGACAGATAGGAGGCTTAAGAGGCCTCCTGCTCTTTTGACAAATACGTGTCCTTCCACACGCTGAGAGCCTCATCATATGACCTATCCAATAGGGTACAAATGTGAGCTATGTCCGCTCTCTTAGCAACTTCCTGCATTTGCTCTCTTCGGAGCTCATACACGGAACGGCCATGATTGAACCACTCTCTCAATCCTCCGTCAATGTTAAAGGCTGCAGCCTGCTGCTTGGTAATCGCAGAAGATTCCATAGTAGCATGCAAACTCTTGAAGATCGAACCTTCATCGAGTGCGCCCATTATCATGTTGGTGTCTGGGCTGAATACATTCTTCCTCTTGAGAAAGTCTGCATCAGCATCAGTCATGTACGGAGTGGGAGTGGAAGT